TCATAACCCGAAGGTCGTAGGTTCAAATCCTGCCCCCGCAACCAACGTTATCTGACACAGGCCGGCTAGTCCGGCCTGTGTTGGTTCTGCGAATAACTTCCCGTTTTCAGGCACAAGCCTTATTTCACCGACGAGAGAGCGAATGGCCTCTCTGGCCGTGGCCACATCGTTTACGCACTCCAGCTTGTCTACCAGGTTGCGGAATATCTCCCTTGCCCTGGGCAGTATCTGGGTGGGTTGGAACGACAGGATGGCATTCAGCTCGGCTTCAGCGGTTTTGGAAGCTTCCTCGGCCTCGTCCAGCGCCCGTTTGGTCGACGGCGTGATAATCCCCTGCCTGATGGCTGCCATGATGTTCTCGGCCTCTTTGCGGGCTTTGTCGAGTTTTCTGCGGGCATCGCTGGGGTCGGGCTGCATTTCCTTGAGCAACTGGCGGGTTTCACGCTCGAAAACCCGATAGGCCTCTTCCGATAGCAAATCTCCCTTTATTCCCTTAAGCAGGATCTGCTCGACCTTCTCGCGGGCGATCTTGACGCTGTTGCTGCATGCCGAGTCGCCACGATCCTTATGGATGCTGCAGCCGTAGCGGTAGCGGTCGACGATGACGTAGGGGCCGCCACAGCATCCGCATTTGAGCAGGCCGGAGAACAGGTAGCGGGGGCCACGTCCGCCGCTGGCGTATTTCTTCAACGCCTCGCGCTGGTGGACGGTCTTTTCCCTGGTGGCATTGGCGCGGGCGCGGGCTGATTCCCATAGGTCATCATCGATGATCTTCAGTTCTGGGTGCTCGGTGATCACCCATTCGGATTCTGGCCGCAGTGTGCGCAGCCTGCGCCCGGTGGCTGGGTCTTTCACCCACTTGGTCTTGTTCCATATCTGGCGGCCGTTGTAGATGGCGTTGCCCAGCATGCCCACGCCCTTGGCATCCGGATAGATCGCGGTCGGCGACCACTTGCCGCCCCTGGGCGATGGTACGGCCTTTTCGTTGAGCGCGGCCGCGATAGTGCGGGGCGATTCGCCGGCGACGTATCGCTCGAAGATCCAGCGTACCCACTTGGCCTGCTCCTCGTCGATGGAGCGCCGACTGCCGTGACCATCATGCGCCGAGGTGTAGCCGTAGGGCAGGCCACCGGCGCTGTATCCATCAAGCGCTTGGCCCATCAATCCGCGGTGGGTTTTCTCTGCCAGATCGTCCAGGTATAGCTCGGCCATCAGGCCGCGCATGCCGGTCTCCAGCTTGTATCCGGTGCGGGAGGTGTCCAGCCCGTCGGATACACCAATCAGGCGCACGTTCAGGAATTTGAGTGTGCGGACAGCTTGGGCAGCCTCGATGTGGTCGCGTGCCAGGCGGGAGTAGTCGTCCACCAGCAGCACATCGAAGAATCCACCTTTGGCGGCTTCCATCATTGCCTGATAGCCGGGTCGGTCGATACGCGATCCGCTGATCGCCTGGTCCTGATAAAGGGCCGGGCGTGGCCAGCCCATGCGATCGCAGTACACTTCGATGTTCCGCAGCTGATCGCGAATCGAGGTGTCACTCTGGGCGTCGGACGAGAATCGGCAGTAGGCGGCGGTACGCATAGGGCTGGATAGATTACCGACCTGCCGCCTGTTGTAAAGCGGGGGGATTTTGATGGTGGGTGGCTTCTCCCCGTGGCTGCTGGGTTTGTGATGTCAGATGATCAGCAACCGCTTGCTTGGCCAGCAGGCGGAGTAGGGTGATGTGGGCGGGTGTGATGGGCGCCATGATCAGTCCTTTCGCTTGGCCCACCGCACCAGCACCGGATGCGCGCGCATCGATGCCACGATGCCGAACGGGCCGCCGGTGATGAAGGCGAGCATTTCGCTCAAGGAGGCGTTCGGGGCGAGTTTGAACAGGACGAGCTGGCTGCTGCCGATGAACAGGCTGGTGATGAACGCGGCCCAGTAGTGGCCGTTGTTGACGTTGAGCGACTGCAGGCCGAGCGCGAACACCAGGATGAAGGTGCTGATGAATAGGGTGAGTTCGGTCATATGCTTTTCCTGTAGATCTTTGTAAATTCCTTGTTGATGCAGTGCCCGCGATACATCAGCAGGCTGGCCAGCCGTGCGCGGTCGTGGTGACTGGCTGGTGCTTGTCGGAGCAGGCCGAAGTAGCTGTTGGCTGTCTCGAACAGTTCGCCGGCCGGGATCTGCTTTGCGCGGCTGAGGGCCTCGTTGAAGGTGCGGCGGCGGGTGGTGCGGTGCCAGGGCTTGATGACTTGGCCGACGAAGTCCACGCCGCGTTCAACGGGCTGCAGGATGGTCTTGGCTGGGTTGAGGCGCAGGCCGAGGTGTTTCGGTAGCCATGCTTCGATGTCGGCGTGGGCAGCGTTGAGCCACTGTGGCGATTGGTGCAGCAGCACCATGTCGTCGACGTAGCGGACGTAATGGCGGCAGCGCAGGTGGTGCTTGATGTGCTGGTCCAGCGCGTCCAACAAGACGTTGGCGAAAAACTGGCTGCTCAGGTTGCCGATCGGCAGGCCGAGGTGCGGCGGCTGGCTGGTGAGGCGTTTGTGCGCCGGTACGCGGGCGAGCAGATCCGGATCGCCGCGCAGCTCGAAGTCGGCGCGCGGATCGTGGAGCAGCACCAGCTCGGCCAGTTGCATCCACCAGCCGGAAACCTTGCGGGCCAGCAGCTCGCTCACGATGTGTTTGTCGATGCTGACGAAGAAGTTGGCGAGGTCCAGCTTCAGGTAGTGGGCTGGCTTGCTCCAGTTCTGAGTGATGCTGCGGATCTTGGATTCCAGCCGCTGGGCGCCGTAGAGTGTGCCGCGACCGGGGATGCAGGCGCAGCTGTCGGCGATGAATCCGGCGTAGAAGCGTGGCGAGATGCGGTTGTAAAGTAGGTGGTGGACGATACGATCGCGGAACTCTGCGGCCCACACTTCGCGCGGCTTAGGGCGAGTGATGACGAAGCAGATGCTCTTGCCGGGGCTATATGAGCCGCTGCGCAGGTCTTCGTCAAGCTGGCATAGGTTGGCCTCAAGCTGCGCCTCAAAGGCCAGCGCAGAGGCTGTATTGCGTTTGTTCTGGCGGCAGTCGAGGTAGGCCTGCACCAGTTCTTCGAAAGAGAAATCAGCATGGCCGGATGGTTGTTCATCTGCGGACGGCGCGCACGCGGAGCTCAGCGCTCTTGTTGTTGTTGTTCTGGTTTCCGTTGTTGAAATTCTGGTACCAGGCGTTGTTTGAGTTGCCCGCGTGCTGCGTGTATTCGCACTATCTACGTCGCCCTGCCGACCGCTGCAGTCGGTCAGCAAAGAAACTGCGCCGGACCTTTCGCGGGCTGCTAACCCGGCGGTTTCCGTTGTGCGCATGTCGGTGGCCGGAGCCAGCGGTGCGACCAGATCAACTTTTCGCACGGTCTTCATGGCCTTGACCTTGAAGAAGCAGGCGAGTTTGCCCAATTGCGCCATCCGTTGGCCTGTTTCCCGATGCTGTTGGTGAGCTTGATCGCATTCGCGTAGTGCGATGTGGCGATCAGGTGCTTGTCTCGGCACAAGCGCAGCATCAGCTCGATCACCTGGAGCCTCTCGATCAGCGAGAGCAGGTGCGGCTCTTTGTCGCTGGCCGTGTTGGCCCGGAAGATGAGCACGATGATCGCGATACATTCGTCCCGAAGTTTGCTGCCCATCGGTACCTTGAAATCGCGAGGCATCGGCTTGACGAGATCCATCACGGTATCGAACAGGTCGTATGCCGTTTTGTGGATGTTCAGGTCGGTGTGGAGTGCCATGCTGAATGAACCGAATTGTTAAATCACTGAATCAGTGAATTCTCTGCGGACGGCGCGCACGCGGAGCTCAGCGCTCTTGCGGTAGTGGTTCTGGTCCCCGTAGTCGAAATCCTGGTACCAGGCGCTGCCTGAGCCGCCCGCGTGCTGCGTGTTTGACCAATAAGCGGCTTTCTGGAACTGCTCTGGCATGAATTGCAGCATGGCGGCTTGCTCGATCCGGTTGGGCAGATCACCGCCTTTTTCTTTGGCCCAAGCTATGCCGTCGTCCCAGGTCATTTCATCTTCTCCGTCCATCACAAAGGTATGGCACATGTGGCCGTCGGGCTGCATGATGGAGGTGAGATAGCGATCTCCTGGCTTGGCAGCTGGAATGGAGAACGAGGGTTTGCCTGGCTGGTCGAGGCGTCGCTCGAACCAGGCACGGAATAGTGCAGACGTTTCGACGGTGAGTTCTGCGCCGTCGATGTGGATCGTTGTTGTTGCGGACATTGTGATCTCCTGAATGGATGAATGACTGAATCGTTAAATGGGCTGACTGCGGACGGCGCGCACGCGGAGCTCAGCGCTCTTGACGTCGTAGTGCTGGTATCCGTAGCTGAAAAGCTGGTACCAGGCGTTGTCAGAGTAGCCCGCGTGCTGCGTGCTGGACCAGTAGGCAGCCTCTTCGAACGCCTCTTCTCCGCCAGTCTTGAAGGCTTCCAGCGCGGTCTGCGCGGGGAGTTCTGGCGTGTAGGGATAGGTGGGCGGCACAGCGCTCAGGTTGATGCCGGAGCGGGCATAGCGCCAGTTCTGATTGGTGGTGGGTTTGAAGGCGCGGTGGCAGATCTCCAGCTCGTCCTGAGAGGGAATGTAGAAATCATTCAGTCCATCGATCTCCAGCGCCTGCACATGCTTGGCCAGTTCGCTTCCGGCTTCGGCCATCGCCTGGGTGTTGGCCTGCCCGTCGTTGTAATGCTTGGCGCCGGGCACGTCCGGCTCATCTTCGTGCCACATTCCTTCCAGATCGCCGAGCTTCTTGGGCGAGACAATGATGGCGCGGCGCTGGCCGTTGACCATGATGGCGCCGGCGAAAAATCCGCCTGGCATTGGGGTGCCGATGGTGGGGAGGGTAGTTTGTGCGATTGCGTTCATGCTGTTTTTCCTTTCTGGGTTGGTGATCAGTTTGCGTTGCTCGGTGTCGGGAAGGGCCACGTAGCGGCTGGGCGCACTTTCGGCGCGGTAGCGGGTGCCGCTTCCGGCTCTGCCTTCTTTGGCTTGGGCTTCTCGGTCTTCTTCGCTGCTGCGGCCTTTGCTTTCTGCTCAGCCTTCACTTCGTCCGCCACTTCCATGCGCATGCCGTCGGCATCGATGCCGAGATCCTCGGCCAGTGCGCGCATGGTCTTGGCTTCTCTGCTCCATTGGTTGGCGAAGAGTTCGTTGACGATCAGCGTCAGTTCGACGATGAGCATGAGGTGCTGTGCCGGGGTGAAGTTGGGAAGTTCGTTATCGAATAGCTCGAACGTGGCTTCCCAGTCCGTCTCGGCGTCGCCTTCCTGTTTGACCGGGGTGATGTACTTTTGCACCAGGATCTGCATGTCCTCTCCTGATGGTTCGTATGTATCCATCAACTCCTTGGCCATGCGTTTGTAAAGCTTGGGGAAGGTGGCCGAATTGGGGTCGAGCATGTCGGCCTCGATCTGCGCGTGCAGGGTGTCGAACAGGCGGCTGCGGAAGGCGTTCTCGATGGCGAGTTCATGTTTCTCTTTCTCGCGTTCCTTGGCGCGTTTTTCGTCATCCTTCTGGCGCGCTTCTTCCTGGCTCTTCATGGTGATCTCGAATCCGGCCTCGCGCAGGGCTTTGGTGGCCGCTTCGATGCTGACGGTCTCGATCATGGTGTTGGCGCGGTGCGGGTGCTCGATGATGGTCTTGGAGACAGCGGCCTTGCCGTCCTTGGCCGGTGTGAGCAGCTTCGCTTCCTTGAGGATCTGGCCGAAGGTGCGATTCTGTTCGTCGCCCGGCACCTTGGCATCCAGCGGGACATAGCCGTGGTCTTTCAGGTGCTCTTCCGGGGTCTTCATGTAGTTGGGGATGAGCTTCTTAGCATCCTTGCCGAGCAGCAGCTTGTTGCCTTTCTCTTCCGCCGCTTTTTGCAGGGCCAGCACGTGCGCGGTCTTCTTCATGGCGTGGCAAACGGGGTCGGTGCAGACGTCTTTACTGGCCACGTCATCGAACAACTCGGGCTGGTTGCCGGTGCGCTTGGTGCAGTCGGTGCAGCTGCCTGCCTTGGGGGCCAGCGCGGCGTCCTTGATGTCGAACGGGGCATCGGCCAGATCCAGCATGTAGCGGTCTTGCAGGATCGCGCGCGCTTTGCGGTAGGAGATAACCTTGTCGCCCTGGCAGCGAGTTGGCAGGTGCGGATTATCTTCCGTGCGCGTCACCTCCTTGAGCGCCTCGACTTGCAGTTTGTGCACGGGGATTCGTGCGATCAGCAGGGCAGTGCTGGCGTCGATCTCGCCCGCGTAGCAGGCCTCGCGCGCTTCCTGGCACAGATCCAGCAGCTTGAGGCGGGCGTACACATAGGCGCGGCTCTTGCCTATCTCGGCGGCGATGGTCTCGGCGGTGTAGGGCTGTCCGTTGCGGTCTTTCTCTTGCAGCAGGCGTTCGTAGCCTTCGGCCTCTTCCAGCTCGTGCAGGTCGTCGCGCTGCAGGTTCTCGATCACCTGGGCATGCAGCACCTCGGTGTCGGTGAGGTTGCGGATCATGACGGGCACCATGTCGATGCCTGCCAGCTTGGCGGCGCGGTACCGGCGCTCGCCTGAGATGATCTCGGCGCGGCGCGGTTTGCCTTCTTCGAAGGGTTGTTCGCGCACCAGGATGGGCTGCAGGACGCCGTGCGCCTTGATGGAGTCGGCCAGCTCCTGCAGCTTGACTGGGTCGAAGCGTTTGCGCGGGTTGGTTGGCGAGGGGATCAGCTGCTCGATGAGCAGGGTGGTGATCTGGTCGGGTGCGTTCATGGTCAGGCTCCTTGAAGTTGGTGGATGTGCCCGGCGAGGCGGTTGAGCTTGTCGCTGAGCTGGTGGGCTGTGATGAGCATTTCCGTGGCCAGCTCGCCCACGAGCGGGTTGCTGGCCTTCGCCAGCGCTTTGAGGTCGCCGACCAGCAGATTGGCGCCTTGCGCGGCTTTGATGGCGTTCTCGTGGTCGGCGACAGGATGTTTGCCTGGTGCGGAAGGGGTCCTTGTCGGCGCGGGCTGTCGAGCGAGCTTCGTCAGATCTGTCCCGGCGACGTAGTAGCGGGTGTGCGGGGCATCTCCAAACGGGACGATGGATTTGCGCGTGACGAGATTGCCTAGTGTGCTGTTGGCTTTTTCGCGGGTCGCGCCGGCGACATGCTTCTCATACCAGGCGACCAGTTCTCTGCGTTCAAGGCCGGGGTTGTCGGTGATGTGAGCGAGCAGGGAGCGCGTGCCCGGCGCCACATTGGCGTGCATTTTCTGCATTGGAGGGGGTTCCTTTCTGATTTGGGTTGGGGTGTGTGGCGCGGCGGCCTTTGCCTGCGATGCAGAAGGTGCTTCGGGCGCCCGAATCGCGGAGGCGGGGATGCCTGTGTCACGATAAGGCCTGAAAACCGGCTTGATCCGCGCCATGGTTGGGATCGGCCAATAGGCGATGTACTGCTTCATGTCCTTGTACCCAGAGACGCGGTTGACTTCGCCCTGGGCATGCATCGCATCCAGGGTGTCGTACAGATGCTGGGCGTCTTCTTCCTGCGTCGTCACCGCCTTGCGCAAGGTGTCGAGCATCATTGGGTGTTGGCTGGTCGCACCTTCCAGTTTCTTGAGGATCTTGTCGCGGAGGGTGGTCATGCTGCCGCCTCCAGCACTTCCCCCGCCTCGATGCGCCGGTGCAAGTCGCGCAAGGCGTTGGATACTTGCGCTTTGCTGGCAGTGGCGATCTGTTCGTCGTGGGCGTTGCAGGCTTCCATGAGCAGGCGGGCTTCGTCGCCGGTGAAGCCGTAGCTGCCATGTCTGGCGGCACGTGCGCGGCAGTTCAGCATGGCTTGCTGGGCTTGCTTGATGGTGTCGAGCTTGCCGGCGTTGAAGCCTTGCTCGCAGAGCATCATGGCGATGTTGAGGGAGCAGGCGAGGGTGTGCCACGCTTGATCGGTGCCGTGGCCGCGCAGGATGGATTGCAGGCAGGCGTGGTAGGCGATGCAGATATCGCGCTGCTGGTCGCTGGCCAGCGGTATGCGCTGATTGATCCAGGCCATTGGGTCGCGGACGGTGCGGCGCTTGCGGGGCTTAGGCATGGCAATTCGCCCTCGCTTCTGCAGTCAACCACGAGACATCCTTGGGTATCGTGATTCGTTCGGTGCTGATGAGATGTGTCGCATACGCCATATCCAGGGTGCTCCGAGCTTCCGTTGTGGCGCGATGGATTGCCATGTGCGCTTGTTTGCAGTGCAGATCGATGCATTCGTGCAGCCTCTGGCGGGCTTCCCTGAATTTTGTTTCTTGCGGGTCGTCGTCTTCGAAGCGGGCAAGCTTGAGGAGCTTGGTGGCGCGCTCCATGGGGGCTGATTTCACGTGCGGGATGTATTCGCAGCAAACGACCATCGGCTGTCCTGCATCCATCAGCAGGCTCAGTGAGGTCGTGTTCTTTGGCAGCCCCAGCGCTTCAATCAGGTTGCGCTCAATCTCGTGTTGATTCATTTCCATCTCGGTCTCCTTCTCACTTCCAACTTTCCACACCCGCCCAGCTCGATCACGTCCGTCCTGGTGCAGGCTCCAAGTACTCCCGTCTCCCACCACTGCACATCCAGTTGCTCCGGCACGATCGGTGCGCTGTAGAGCATGAGGAGCAGGGCGGCGAAGCGGCGCATCAGATCGTCTTCCCTGCCTTTTCCCAGCTTTCTATCCGGCCTTGGCCAAGGGAGCGGTAGTAGCGGTAGTCGGCGATGCGCTTGCACGCTCGGGCGATCCATCCGGGGCGGCGGCGCTTGCGGCGGGGGATGAGGAGGGTGGCATTCATGCTGCCTTCTCCTCTTCCTCGACGAGTCTGCAGCCGGGTGTGCAGCTGATGGCGCAGGGGCCGGTCTGCTGCGGAAGCGTGTTGAGCGCGATGCGCATGGCGGCGAACGGTCCCGATGCAATGATGGTCTGCGTGCGATGGGTGTCTGCGCTGATGAGTGTGACGTGGTATGGAGTGACGCCGTTCATGCCAGCGCTCCTTGCACGGCAGACCAGCCAGGCCCAGGATTCACTTCATCTGCGCAGCAAGTCATGCCGGCCGCGATGGTGGCGCTGAGCACTTCCGCCTCGGCTTCGCTGCCGTAGAGTTCGTGTGCGCGGCGACCTGCCAGCTCTATGGTGCAGGCATGCAGGGTGTCTATATGCTTGCGCGTGAGGGGGCAGCTGAGTCCGGATGCGGCGATGTATTCATCCAGCTCGAACGTGGACTGCTGCATCTTCTGTGCGATGGCGAAGGTCATTGGCGGTCTCCTTGGGTAGTTGCAGACGTGTGCACTGCATGCCGTGCAGCGATCGCATGCCGGTTGATGCGTGCAGATATCTCGGGATCGGTAAGCGCCTTGAGCAGGGTGATGCCCGCCTCACGCAGGTGTGCCTTACGATAGGCATGCCAGAATTCGTCGGGTTGCACCGGCTGGCTATCGACGATGGGGAGCGGGGCAGTGCTGGCCTGGGCTGGGCTGCGATAGCGCTTGCGAAGCTCGGTGAGTTTGTATCCGCGGTCGGCGACCTTCTGCAGACACTTCATGCACTGCGCTTCGTCTGCTGCTGCAAAGAACTCGCCGAACGGCTTGATGGATTCCGCATGCCCGTTGCGCGGGGTGAGGCCGCACAGGGATCGGTCGTGGCCGATGCGGGTATGGACTTTAGTGGTGGACGGCATGTTCGCCCTCCATCTTTACAACCAGCAGCTCGCCGCTCTTGGTCAGCCCGATGCATCGCCCGTTCGCGTGCTCTGGGTCTTGCAGCGCGTCGAGCATGTTCATGGCGTCGCGCTGCCAGAAGTCCAGGCTGCCTTGCGTCAATTCCAGATCACTTTGCAGCTGCTCGATCTGCTCCTGCTGGGCAGCGACGAGCTGCCGCAGGTGGTCCAGCTCCATGCGTTCCAGCTTGCGCTGGAGGGCCTGCAGTTGTCGGTTTGTGGTTGCCATCGTCGCCTCCGTTGCTCGCGTGGGGTGCGAGTTGGAGGAACGATAATACCAAAGTATTTAGCGTGTCAAGTCGGTAAGTATTATTACGAGCTGTGCATTTCCGCTTATTTACGGTAAATGTCGTTATAGGTTGATTCTGTGTCTGTCAGTACCGGGCTGATCAGCCTTTCCAGTGGCAGGCGGGGCAGGCGTATTCCAGTGTCTTCTTGCGGCTGGCAAGGTCGATCAGGAAGGCAAGGATGAGTACCAGGATGCCGAATGCCGGCGACCAGAGCAGCATGGAGAACCCAACGATCAGCATGGGGACGGTGAGGATCAGGCTGGCGCTGGTGCGGGTCTTTTCATTGAGAACAAGTGTAGTACCGCATTTTTCGCATCGATGCTGGGCTTGTATGCGGGCATTGACTGCCGCTGTGAACGGATCTTGCTGAGGGGCTGCGGTCGGCGCGCCGCAGTGGGGGCATGCGGTTGCTTTATCGCTGATGTCTTTGCCGCATTCAGTGCATGGGGTCAGTGCCATCGTGTATCTCCTGAAACAGGGGGAGCTGGATTATATGCCGGTCGTCCCATTCTGCTACGCGCACCCCATGCGAGACAACCAGCTTCAAGCGGTGCGCCGATGCTCGGAGGCCGGATCGCCAGCCCCTGATGCGCCGGGTTGTCGATCACTCTTCTCCTGGGTTCTTGCTTTCTTCGCAGCCAATCTGATGTCGGCCTCGGTTTCTTCGATCTCGGATTTAAGCCTTTTCAGCCGGGTCAGGTAGGCGTTCGCCTCCAGTTTGTCCAGGGCGGCGAGGTCGTCTTGTATGGGGTCTTTGACCTGATAAGTCGCTGGGGTCTGGGCGGTGTGAGTGGAGGCGCCGGTCATTTCGCCGACTTCCATGGCCAGCCATTCCGGGCGGACGCCGCAGGCCAGCGCCAGATGTACGGTGAATGTGGAAGATTCAGAGTCCCCGCGCTCAATCTTGGAAATGGTTCCCTGCTTTACGCCTGCGCGTGTGGACAGCTCTTCCTGGGAGAGCTTCGCGTACTCGCGTGCAAGTCTCAATCTTTCACTAAATCTCATGTTCTGGAAGCTACTACTTATGGATTTTCCGGGCAAACTACTTTCGGACTTGACGCGGGTAATACTTTGAGAATATTCTGCGCCCATGTCGAAACTTTCATTGATAAAAGCGGTTGAGTTGGCGGGCGGACAAGTGGCGCTCGCGAACGTGATCCGCGAAGAGGTTCCAGAGTCCAAGGTGATACAGGGGCATGTCTGGAAGTGGCTCAATCTGAGCAAGGAAGAGGTGCCGCCGGCCGAGTATGTGATCGCGATCTCTCGCGGCCTGGGGTGGCAGATCACGCCGCATGAGTTGCGTGCGGATCTGTACCCGAATCCTGATGACGGTATGCCGCGCAGCCTCTGCGTTTGCCGTCCAGCCATGCGGGAGTCGGCTTGATGATCCATTTATTTGGCAAGGTGGCGCAGTCGGTAGCGCGCCGGGTTCATACCCCGGAGGTCGCTGGTTCGAGTCCAGCCCTTGCAACCAGATCCCGTTTCTCCTCCCTGAGCGGGTGCCGCGCAAGCGGCTCTGTGCCGTCCGGTGCGTCCAGGGCGGCATTTTTTTATTCGGGCTGGGCTGTTTTGTGATGGTCGGCCAGCAGGTCGTAGTCGAGGTCGTCGAGCTGACGGCCGCAATGGTTGCAGCGGTACCCGTTGAACATGAAGGGGGCAGGTTTGTCGCGGCGCTCGCTTTGCGGGTGTCCGCAGTAGCGGCAGGTGTGGACGAAGTGTTCGCCCTGCACAGCAGTTGGCATCGGAGATTCCTTTCGCTGTTGGGTTTCAGGTTTGGCGATTTGGAGCTTAGCACGGTTGGGGTCTCCACCTTTTTCAGAGCGGCGGGTGCGCCGCTCCCCATGTGCCCAATGTACCGGGTCAGGGGCGGATGAAAAACAGGAATCGGAGTGGAGGTTTATTGTGACGCTTGCACTGGATGATTCGTCGGTACTTGGCGCGCTTTACGGCGCGGTGAGGCGGTACCCGGGCGGGGTGAAGGCGCTGGCTGCGGATATGGATATGCCGCAGTCGACGCTCTACGCGAAGCTGCGGGGCGAGAAGGGCTATCCGCTCAGCATCGATGAGGCGGTTGAGGTGCTGGAATTTTTGCGCGCCCGCGAAGTGCTGGGTTGGGACAAGGGATTGCAGGTGCTGTGCTATCAGCTGGACCATCTTGCGGTGCAGGTGCCGCGCGCGATGCGGGACAGGAGTGCCGAGGGTCTGCGCCAGGTGAGTCAGCTGATGAAGGAGGTGGCAGATATCGCGCAGGCGCTTTCGGATGCGACGGATGACCGAAGCCTGGGCGGCAAGGCGGTGACGCTGCAGGAGTTCAAGCGCATCGATGCGGCGTGCGAGGAGGCGATGGAGAAGATTGTCGAGACGCGGGAGCGCTACCGTGTGCAGTACCAGGCTGACCAGAAGCGCAAGGGGGTGCGCCGGTGAGCCCGCTGGATGTTTTGGTTTCTCCTCCTGTTGAGAAAATTCCGCAGCTTGCCACCGCGCTTCATGCGCTGAGCCATAGCCTGAGCATTGGCCGGATGGTTGGCTCTTATTCAAAGGCGGCGCATGGCTGATCGCGTCGACTTCAAACGGATCGCTTCCGCCGCGCTCGATTCTATCGAGCGCCTGCTCGATGCATGGCTGCCGGGAGGCAAGCGCGAGGGGCACGAGTACAAGGCACTGAACCCCAATCGCGCAGATCAAAGGGTCGGTAGTTTCTCCGTCAACAGGACAAACGGTCGCTGGGCTGATTTCGCAGACTCTGATACCGCCGCCAAGGGCGGCGACCTTATCAGCCTTTATGGGTATTTGAACGGCCTCGATCCGCTCGACGCAGCGATCGAGGTCGCGGCTCAGGTCGGCATCCATATCGGAAAGTCCGGCAAAAAATCTGCGCAAAAACCCGCGCCCGCGCAAGCGGTTCGAGGGGTAGAAGCACCTCCGGCAACCCCGCCAAAGGAGATCGAAAAAGAGCCGAATTGGGCTCCGATTTCGCCGGTTCCCGAGAATGCGCCGCCTGTTCCGCTGGCCCACATCAAGCGGGGCAAGCCTGAGCGCACGTGGGCATACCACGATGCGGATGGTCGGTTGCTGGGGTACATCTGGCGCTTCACAACATCGGATGGCGGGAAAGATATCGTGCCGTTCACGTTCTGCCGTCACTCGGTAACTGGTGCCCAGGAGTGGCGCAACATGCAGTTTGCGGAGCCACGCCCTCTATATGTGCCTGGCATAGCCCTCCGAGAGGGAGTGACGAAGCTGATCGTGGAAGGCGAGAAGTGTGCCGACGCCGCGCATGGTCTTGTTTCAGATCGTTTCGATGTGGTGACGTGGCCGGGTGGTGGAAAGGCTTTAGAGAAGGTGGATTGGTCGCGCTTCGAGGAAGGCGACAAGGTCATCATCTGGCCAGATTGTGATGCGCAGCGGGAGAAGCTGACGAAGGAAGAGAAGGCCGCGAACGTCTCCAAGGAGAGCAAGCCGCTCCTGCCCGAGCAGAAGCAGCCGGGCATGGTCACGGCCGAGAAGATCGCCGCGAAGCTGCAGGCGCTCGGCTGCATCGTCCGTCTTGTGCAGATCCCTTCGCCTGGTGAGAAGCCGGACGGATGGGATGTTGCGGATGCGATTGCAGACGGCTGGACGGCTGACCAGGTGAAGTCGTTTGTGCTCGATCAGTTGCGCCCACCGACCGCCTTGCCGGAAACCGAGAAAAGCATTTCTACCGCAAAACCCGCTTACGCAGAGGAAGGGGGTGAAGGGCCTCCTTGGCGGATGCATGTGTTCTGGAAGGACGGTCGCTTGCGCGAGTGCCGCGAGAACGTGTTCCAGCTGTTGCAGCACATGCCGGAGTGGCAGGGATGCCTGGCGATGGATGAGTTCGCCAACGTGATCCGCATACGTCGAGATACGCCCATCGGCCAGAAGGCGGGCGAGGTGTGGGATGAGGATCAGGACTTCCGCCTCGGGCTATGGATGGCACAGGCGCTGCGGCTGTTCATCAAGTCTTCCAGCGTGATCTCGGAAGGGGTAAGGGCGACGGCCAAGGCGAATGCCTATCACCCGGTGCGCGAGTGGCTGGATGGATTGCGGTGGGATGGCGTGCCACGGCTTGAGGATTGGCTGACGGATTACGCTGGCGTAGTGAAGACTGAATACACCTCGCTGGTCGGCAAGCTCTTCCTGATCGGCATGGTGGCGCGCATATACCGCCCTGGCTGCAAGATGGACACGGCGCTGATCATGGAGGGTTTGCAGGGCGAGGGTAAGAGCACCATCGCCCGCGCGCTGGCCGGGGAATGGTTCTCCGATACCACGTTCGTGATGGGCGACAAGGATTCGTTCATCGGCCTGCGCGGGAAGTGGGCCTACGAGCTGGCCGAGCTGGATTCGTTCAATCGCTCGGAATCGACCCGTGCCAAGGCGTTCATCAGTTCGTCGACGGATAGCTACCGCGCCCCATACGACCGCGTGAGCAAGGATCACCCGCGCCAGTGCGTGTTCATCGGTACCACCAACCAATACGAGTATTTCAAGGATTCGTCGGGGAACCGGCGTTACTGGCCGGTGTTGTGCACGGGCGAGTTGAATGCGGCTGGGTTGCGCGACATGCGTGAGCAGATCTTCGCGGAGGCGGTGCATCTGTTCAAGCAGGGCGCGCAGTGGTGGCCGACGAAGGAACAGCAGAACACGCTGATTACGCCTCAGCAGGAAGAGCGCGAGCTGCATGATGTGTGGGAGATCGCGATCCATGAGTGGCTGGAGGCTGATCGAACTAGGAACAGGGTGACGGCGCTCGACATTCTGTGCGGGGCTTTGAAGATGGAGGTGAGCAAGATCGATGGGGCGCGTCAGTCGGCGATGCGGGTGGGGGTTTGCATGCGCAAGCTGGGCTGGCGGAAGGAGCGCAACACGAAGGGGGCGCGCGAGTGGGTGTATGTCAGGCCGGAGACGGGTCCGGCGGTGGTGCAGCGCAAGGATGAAGATGATGATTATCCATTCTGACCAGGGATCGCAAAAGAGGGGCGGGGTTGTCCAACCTCGTCCAACTTGCGCGGAAAAGGTTGGACGGATTTTCCCTTTAATTTTCATGCGACTGTCTAACCGTCCAACCTCGTCCAACCTACAGCGCGCACCCGCGCACATGCACCCGCGCGTATATGCGCACGCGCGCGCAGGTGTGTGTGTATCTGTGCCTAGACAGGTAGGACGGTTAGACAGTGGATTGATTCGACAACGGAAAAATCGTCCAACCTCGGAAAGAAGGTTGGACGGATTCAGGGAGGTTGGACGATGAGCGAGGAATTGGACAAGGCCGCTGCGCTTGAGGCGCGGCGCAAGGCGAACCGCGAGGCCTTCCCGGCGGTGGCATCGATCGTGGATGAGTTCACGGCTGCATTCGGGCCGGTGAAGGTGTTGGGCGCATCGGACTTCACCACGGGGAAGAGTTTTGGCTGGGTGCCGCCGCCATCGCCGAATTGCGATTCCTGCACCGGACACGATGAGCGTGAAGGGAATGTGGCATGCAGCAGGATGGACTACATCGCAGAGGGGCACGACAAGCCAGAGCCCACCAAGGTGTTCTGTGGATTCAGGCTGGCCAGGTCTAAGAGGGTTGTGGTGGCGAAGGAAATGGGTGAGCGGAGATGAGCGAGCGCGTATTGCCAAAAGTGTTTTATGGCGATCCAGCTGAATGCCTGGATGAAATACGCAGAATGCGGGCGGCTGCAGATCGGGCAGCACGCAGGCTGAGAGCGCACAAGGCACGACGGATTCGGGCGTTAGTTCGGGAAGTGCTCAGAAATGGCGGGGGTGGACATGGGAAGCGATGATATTGTTCATAGGATGATCCGTTGGGCTGAGTGGTTGATGCGGTCAAGTGGTGGAGCGCTCGGTTATCCAAGGGAATGTTCGTACACGCGGATGCAGGCCAGGAGTGATGCTGGATTCAACTCTGAAGAGATAGATATTGAATCGTCTGAAACAGAGAGGGCGGTGCAATCTCTTGACCAGGATTTGAAGCTTGCTGTGCAGGTGTATTACCTGGCCGGCGCTACGCGGGAGACTCAGGCTCGGTATCTCAAGTGCCATGTTCGAACAATGGAGCGCCGTGTCGAGCGTGCCCATGCCTTGATTAGACAGTTCCTGGAAGAGTCGAGCCGGAGGCGTAGAGTAAAAAATATTTCACGAGCCTGTTGACACGGCGCCGCACTTTCATTACATTTCCGCAAAACTTGTATTAGTGTCTCTACAGAAAGCCCGCAACCGAAAGGAAGCGGGTTTTTTTATGCCATCACTCGCTGCAAAACCCTGTCGCCATGCTGGATGTAGGGCGTTGGTGCGTGACGGCGGTGGCTACTGCCAGGAGCACAAGTGCATTGTGCAGAAGGAGGCGAACTCGCGGCGTGAGTCATCAACCAAGCGAGGCTACGGCTACAAGTGGCAGAAGGCGCGCGCGACCTTCCTGCGAGCGCATCCATTATGCCAATGCGATGAATGCCAGGAAGGCAAGATCAGATTGCGCAAGGCTGAGGTGGTTGACCATATCAAACCGCACAAGGGCGACATGGCGTTGTTCTGGGATAGTAGCAACTGGCAGGCGATGCATAAGGAATGCCACGACAAGAAGACCGCGCGTGAGGATGGCGGCTTCGGAAATGTGCGTAAGGGGGAGGGGGAGTCAAATCTCTACACCGCCCCACTCTAG